ATCTCGAGCGCGGCTCGGCAGCACGCTTCCTGCAAGACGAAATTGGTATTGTTCGCGAGCTCCGCTGTCACGGTGACGTTGACCATCGCCGCGATGTTCTCGATCGACAGCCCTTGCAGCGTCGAGAAATCGCCTTCGATGTAAGGACCTATTCTTCGCAGCGGATCGCTAGACCGCTGCCGCCTTTCGGCTGCTGCGCATTCCTGCGCAGAGGAGACTATATCATCATCCCTTTCGGGAGCCGGGCGCTTCGGGCCGCTTGGCCCTACTCTCTTTCGAGATAGTCGTTGCACCTTCGCCTTTCGGCGCTTGGCTCAGGATTGGCGGTTCTCGCCGTCCCCTGAGTTCACCCGGTTTAACGAGAGCCTAGTTAACCCTCGGAAGTTCGCTGTAGCCATGTCCTATTGTTCGCAACGAGTTCGCTATTCTCGCCACCGCCGCCTTCGCGGCCGCCCGGCATTCCTGCCGGGAGCAGACTATCTCTCCACCTTCGATTGAAGGGCCGGGTGCTTCGCTCCGCTTGGAGCTACGGCGTTCGCCTAGTCGTTACACCTTCCGCATTTCTGCGGCTTGGCTCGGTATTGTCCGGTCTGGACTTTCACCGAATTCACCCGGTTGCTCATGCCGATCACTCGGCAAGGACGCTAAAAGCTAACGTAATCTTGGCCAGCGATCATCGCGCGTTCCATCGGTGATGGGCTCACCGTCAAGTTACCGCGCAGCGGATACATGTTGCCGTCAACCTTCACGAACGCAACACCCGCAATTCTCTGAGCCATGGGTCGTCCTTTCTCCGCGCTGCGCGCGGGGCTTGAGAGAACATTCAGTAACGCCTTGATTTTCTTATATAATCTTAGACTGCATAGCAGTCATGCAGTTATATAAACCCCTTGATATTATAGACCCACACGCTATATTCAGGGTGTCCCAAAGATGGGGCTCCCTTCGGGGGGCGAAGCCAGCCGGGCGCTGGCGGCGGTCTAAGAAGCCGCTCTTAAGGGGTTCGACTCCCCCGCCCTCCACCAAATTTCTCAAACGAGGAGAACTAAAATGTACACCGTGATCGACTGCTCAACGGACCTGATCTACGGCCCATATGAAACCCTCAAACAGGCTTATAGCCACACTGAGGAATTCGACACTTGGGAAATCGTCAACGACGACGACAACCTCGTGGATTGGTGTCACGATGTCAGCGCCAACTAAATACGCTGACTATCTCGCCGACTTGGCCAAGTTCAAACCTTGGTTCAAGCCGCGCACCATTTCCGCTACGCCAACCGAGATCGTCAGTTTAGCGTTCTATCCTGACGGTCATCGGTTGTCTGTCAGGAAGCGTCCCAAACCGAGAAGGAGAAAGGTGTCATGAGTAAGAAAAAAACGTTCTATGTCTACATTTACCGCGATCCTTGTCGCGGCAAACGACGTCAACCATTTTATGTTGGTAAAGGACATGGCGCACGTGCCGAATGGCACCTCCGTCAAGAAGAACACGCGAATCCAATCTTGCGCGGAACCTTAAAAAAAATTCGCGCGGCTGGTCTCAAACCGATCATCGAGAAACGTCCACAACCATCGGAGGATGCAGCGTTCGCGATGGAACGCAAGTTGATCCGGCGCATCGGACGGCGCGATATGCATAAAGGCCCGCTCGCCAACATGACAGACGGCGGCGAGGGCGCGTCCGGGCTCTTGAACTCAGCATTCAAGAGGCTCAACCATGACCCGAAGTTCCAACGACGCCGCAAGGCCGCGTTCGACGAGATATGGACGAACGAAACTTCGCGTGCACGGCAAATTGCGATCCGCCGTGAAACCATGCAGAAGATTTTGGCCAATCCGCGAACGCGCAGACAGCATGTCGAGCTCGGCCGTCGCAACATGACACGCTTGAATGCCGATCCCACACATCGCGAGAAATGCATCGTTGGGTTACGCGATCGTATCGCCCGCGATCCCGTGTACCGCGAGCAGAAGTCACAAGCCGGGCGCGCATCCATGCACAACCATTGGGCCAACGCCAGCTACCGCCGACACATGTCGAAGGTCCAGAGCGCCAACATGTCCCGTTTGCATGCTGACCCGCAATTCCAGAAGGAACACCGAGCCCGCATGGTGGCACGGAACGCAGACACGGCATTCCAGGAACGTCGATGCACCGGATTGCGTCGCACCATGAACACAGCCGCTTACCGCAAGAAGAACTTAGCTCACTTGTGCAAAGTCAATTCCGACCCTGCATTCCAGCGAAAGCGCATCGCCGGTATCCGCCGCTATTGGGCAGCACGGCGAAAATATCACGATCTCGACTAATCCGCTTGAACCCAATCACCCGGAGGTTTATATCTCCTCCGCCCCTATATATCCGAAGGACACAAACCATGAGCAAGAAACGCACACCGAATGATGGTCTCCATCTCGCAATCGAAGCCGTCGGAACTCGATACCGATTGGCCAAATTGCTCGGTATCACCCCCACGTCAGTATTGAAGTGGGATCACGTCCCGACCGCACGGATAATCGACGTGGAACGCGTGACCGGCATCGATCGCGCAGACCTGCGCCCTGATCTTTATGTGCGACATTAAGAACCGACGACAATGCAAACGCGATGGCGTACAGCCCGCCACGAATTCAGTCCGACAGTGCGTCGGATTGCGATGGCACGCGCGCGATACAGATGCGAACGTTGCGGAGACACAGAGCAGTTAGAGGTCCACCACATCGGCAATCGCCAGGACCGCAGTGCCTTCAACGCGCAGGTCTTATGCGCGGAATGTCACGGCAAAGAGCATTATTGGCGACGCTTGCGCACGTTCATGAAGCCTTCAGCATGGTCCGGCGGACGGTAGCGAGCCCGGCTGCAATTAACGACATCTGCAGCCGAGCTCCCATCCCATCGCCATCGGCTACGGACTTACAGACCCGGACCCTGGCCTACAACTGGAGACTCAATGATCTGCGTATCCACCCCGCGATTATATTGAAGACGAAATTGATTGAGCACGGCAAATACTCTCAGCTGGTTCACGAGATCGGGCGGATATAGTACGTTAACCCTATTAGGGTCATTAGGGTCGCGTTCGACTATTAGGTGGGCTTTGAACGCAGCAAGGTTTTCGACAAGCCCATTGAACATGTCGAGGTTATACTCGGCGACGAGCTCGGCTTTGATGATACTCGGGGTGACTATGGCCTGACCCGCGCCAAACCTTGTTCCATCATCAGCCAATTTCATACGGGGAAACTTAGTAGTTATCGCGTACCTTTGGTTACGTATTAGCTTAGCTAACGTCGCAAGCGTAGTTACCAAGCTAAAAGCATCGTCTCCATAGCCGAAAAGATTAAGCTGATAGGTTGTCGTCTCGCGCGCTATCATAGGCACATTATCAGAAAGGGTTCTTTGCGTCGCGAGCCCGGAATTCGCAAAGGTATTAAGCTCGGGCAGATTGAAGCGGCTCTTGAACGGAGCAGGCAGCATCGACTCTAGGTGCAACGTCTGCAACGGCCGGGCCGGATCGTTGATCAACGCGCGCGCAGCTTTCGCCGCATAGCAGGCAGTTATCTCATACGCAGGCGGCGGCATCTGCGGTTCGATCGCCATGACCGACGTTACCTTTCCGTTGCGCGTCAGTCCCCATGTGACGAGATTGGAATAGGTGTCTCTCTTCGCGCTGAAAAGGTGGCCGTATAGCTGCCGCATCCAGCCCCATCTTCCATTGTCCCCGAAGCCGAATTCAGTCTCAAAGGCCAACAGGGTCGTGGAGTCGGTATATGGTAATGCAACATATTCGAATTCGGTTTCGCCAAGGTTTGCGATGGCATTGGTGAAGACCGGCGTGCCGACGCCGCCAGCGCACATTCCCATGTTCGTCGTGCCAGCGACCGGATTTGAATAGGTGATTTTCAGGCCGGGCGGGAGCTCTTCCCCGCCAATGCGGCCATAGTAGGAATCGAGGATGGTGATTTCGTTGCCCTGCACGCCGCCCCATTTCGCGGTCAGCGTGACGATGGCCGCAGTCGCGCTCGCGGTCACCGGCACATGCGGCGGCGACCCGATCGCGCCGGGGAACGACACTTCTTCCTGATTGATCGCATCGGCGATCGCTTGCGCAATCGCATTCGCGGTATCCGTCGCCGCGACGTTCACGTT